TCATAATATATTTCTCTAATTTCTCAAAAGTATGACTCATTATCCCATGTATCGACTTCCATGTCAACACTTATTTTAAATTAATCCCACAATGAAGAGTAATATTTACCGAACAACCTAAATCCGTTTTGGATTCTATCCTTGTATTTGTTGATTCCATCCCAATCATACTCCAAGGTGTGTTTGGGTCCATGATCTAATATTTTAAGCGTAGAACCATCATACGTTTCATCAGTATCAACCCAAACATAGTCAGCGACACCAGTTGTAAATTGCCCCATCCAATCATCTTCATCTAGTTTAGATCCAAAAGCAAATATCATTTCATCAAGACACCATTCCCACCGTTCAAAGAAGAACTCATCGGTATCCCATGCATCATTACACCTAGGAGCATTCATAGATTTCAATCTATCAGGAACGTCACACTCATCAACTGCCGGTGCTCCATGATGGTTATCTTTGAGTTTAACCAACATAGGATAAATAATCTTTGCTAACGTATAATCAGCAGACCACACATCATGATCATCTATCTTGATATATTCTATTTCAGGATGAATGAAATCTAACACAGATTTTAACCCATTACAAGTTGCTGTTAAGATTTTTGGTGGTTCATCCTCGAATGCATCATAATCCTTTCTCCAGAAGAAGAACTTCTCCTTTATTGTATAAGGAGAAATCCAATGATTTCTAGGTTTCCCCATAAATACTTTCATTCTTCTTTCCTCAGTGTAAACGATCCGTCATTATTATCTGTCCAAACTATTGAATCCCCCTCAACCAATTTTAATTCCTTTACTATAGCATATGGGAGATTAAACTTCAAATCCATATACTCACTAATTTCATAAACTTCAGTTGTGTATGTTTTCATAATATATCCTCTATTTTCACTACCTTAACTATACCACTAGACATCAATTCCTCCAAAACACCTGAGATATTGAAACGAATAATTTCACTACCCTTTCCAACTTTATAGACAGAACCAGAGTACCCGTGAATTTCATAATGGTGTTCAGTTGTGACAATTCTTTCAATACCAGAATTCAATCTCCAAGTATCACCGTCAAGATATCCACCACTCCATCCAGCAAGAACTTTATGGAAGGTATTGCCTTCATGTTCAACTTCTAAGATTATCCAGTTATCTGGTTCATATAAACTTCTCATTCCTTAATCGCCTCCGTGAATAGGGCATTCACCATTCATAATAAAATATCCGGTCCCAACACGCTCATTATTATCCATAGTTGGACATTCACAATGTGGTGCTATAAACCAGTAAGACATCCATTTAGTACATTGTTCATCAAACTGTTCATCAGAATCAAAGTCTGATCTTTTGATAAACTTCCATTGCAATTGCATTTCAACTTCTATGGCACTAATCTCCTTTGCAAACTCTATCAAAGCAGACACACCATCCTCTGTTAATGGGTCACATTCTTGCATATCATTAAACACTTGTGACATATCAATGTACAACTCGGATAATGTTTCAAATTCATCAGAGGACAATCCTTGTGTCTCTGCTAATGCTAGTGATGGTTTGAAATTGTATTTTTTATTGCTCATGTTTAACCGCCTTGATGTGATGTAGGAGATGCTTGAGGGTTTCTTGGAATAGATCCGCACCACTCAGAACCATCATAGCATATGGGGAAATAAACAAACCAAGTTGTCCATGTAGTAAAGGGTTGTCCTTCCTCCCCACCAAAACCATTATCAAACTCTACATCCAATTCTTTCTCGGTCAAAGTTGAAATATAGTTACCATTGATGTCATCATCTTTATTCTGTAACATTGCACTATTAATTAGTTTTCGCCATGTTGTCATAATTATATCCTGTTCAGTTTATTCTACACATAACTCTTCACCCAGTCTACAGATGCTACCTTTACAATAGTGGGGTAATCTTTAAGGTAGAATCCTGTACCCGCTGATAATGAATTGAAATCTATTAACTTCTTATGTGGATGGTCAACATTATCCCATTCATCAAATAATCTCTTACATAAGGTATCATATTCAATATCATCTAAAGGTGACTCTAAGTGTGAATTATCTACATAATATATATAAGAACTCATCAAATAATAAGAAACTAGTTGATTTGATGATAGTCGATTTATATTTGTCATATCATAGTTCCTGTATTTCTCAATTAAGTAAGACTAATTATACCTTAACTAGTCTTAGATGTCAACACTTTTATTGTATTAAATTCATCATTATTCCCTTACTCCACTTATTTTAAAAGAAGTCATCAAGTGATACTCTAGATTCTACACTCCAACCAACAGCATCTAATATTGGTAAAATAGGAGCAAGAAAGGTTTTCTCAAATTGTAGTTCATAGTCTATATACTTCTCCAGTCCAAGTTCTGGTGGTAAATAATCAGGAAATGCTATAACATTTTCCTTAATAGGATTAGGCATTTTCATATAACAGAACTTAATTTTTTCACCATTACCAATCAAAGGATATTTAGATTTTAAACCTTTAGCGATAACATGATGATTATAAAGAACCGATCCTCTTACATGAATTGGTGTTCCTTTCTTATAGATAACTTCAGAATCTTTCCATTTAGTAATATCCGATACACCTCTAGGAAATGATATCTCTTCTGGTTTGAATGTTAAAAATTGATTCTTAAACTTTGCTATGGTGCTCTGAGTATTCTCTTCTGACCCTGTGATAATAACTTTAAACAGATCTTTTAGAGCAGTTCTACATACTGCTGGTGTAGAAGATTTGATTGCTTCAATACCCATAATCTTTAACTTAGGTTCTTTATATTGNACACCTTCATTATTATGGACATTCAATATATACCTTTTCTTTGCTGTCCAGATACCACGATCAGCAATTGCTTCTCTTGACATTTCCATTCTAGGTACAAGACAATTGAACTTCTCAAATAATCCAGCATAAGTTCTTTGCAACATAGGTTCAAACTGATCTCTACAGATTTTATCAATTGCTCCTACTGGATTGTTATCACCCACATATTTCTTCACCAAAGGTGCAAAGTTTACATAGACAGAATCTGTGTCAATAGCAATAACATAATCAACATCTTTAGTGCCAACTATCTTATTCATAAAAGCATTAACAGCTCTTTCAGCCAATCGAATAACCATTTGACCTGTTAACGTAATCCCTTCAGCAATTCTTAGATCATAATACTTGAAATATCTATTACCGATAGCACCATAAAGAGAGTTCATAAGAATCTTAATTGCCATCTGTTGATTCTCATAGATAGAGATATCACGTTCAACACGATACAATTCCTTTTTATTATCTTTGGGTATTGTTTCCTTTTCTTGTTGAGATGCTAACATCTTTTTCTTGATCAACTTTCGTTCAGCATAATATTCTATAATGATTTTAGGTAGAATGCCTTGTTTATCTTTACGAAAATATACACCATTAGTTGCTAGAGTATAATCTGGATTTGTATTATAAGCACCATCAAGACACATATCAGGTGTTAAATCTCTTCTATCATTATCAACAATAGTTTCGGGTGACATATTCCATTGTGCAATAATGTTTGGATAGAGTGAGTTTAAATCGAATGATACAACCCATTCATGTAATCCAACCATTGGCGATTTAACATAACCACCTGGATAATCCTTCTTGATATTATCTTTAGTCGGTTGAGATATAATACCTTTCTTAGAGATGTCACGATATATAATGGATTCCCAGATTCCAGTGGTACCTAAGATATCAATGTAATTTACACCACCACGATATGCCATAGTAAATGCAAGGGTAATTAATCCCAACTTATCTTCAAGTCTATCCACAAGTTCTACATCTTTAATGTTATATTCAATGAACCTTTGATAGTTATTGAGATATAACCCTTGTAGATTTGTGAATTCATCAAAAGAGATTTTACGATCTCCAAGTACTGTATGTGCAATATGATCTAACTTATAGGACTCTTGAGCACCATAGGAATATCCAAGTTTCTTAAATAAATCAAGATAATCTAATTGACTAACACCAGTCAAATCAAAATATTGGGTTTCTTTGTTCATCTTTGTTACTGTACGAGGCGAAACTAAACCCCAAGGGGATAACTTCTTAACATAAGATTCATCTAATATACGAAATATTCTATTAACAAGGTAAGGTATATCAAAGAACTTAGAATTCCATCCTGTAATCACATCAGGACAATTATCAGGTAATGCCCAATGTGTTAAGAATTTACTTAATAAATCTCTTTCATCATTACAGTTCACATAGACTACTTTGTTTTCACAATTAGATGAATCAAATTCCCCCACACCCCAAGTATAATATATGTTATCAATATTGTTCTTTAGAGTAATTGCCGTGACAGGATATAAAGCATCTTCTGGTTTAGGGAAACCTTCATCAGAATAAACCTCAATATCAATAGTAGATACATTAATCATATCTCTATTATATTCTATATCATCTGGAAATTTATCTTGAATAAACTGAGAAATAAAGTTAGAGTTACCATAAAGAGTATTATCAGCACCAGAAACACCATCCCACCGATCTTTATAATCTTTGACTTCTCTCATGGAATGGAATTGTATAGGCATAACCTTTGTACCATCAAATGCAACAGCAGTACCATCAGGATCTTTTTGATACATTACCGGAGCAAACTTTATTCTGTCTTGAAATTTATAACCGTCTTTGTATCCACGATAGAGTAGTTGATTGCCGTAACGACTGACATTGGTATAGAAAGTATTCTGCATTGATTCCTCACTTGTTCATAATATAGGTATTATAACATACATTTTATTGTATGTCAACAGGTGTACAAAAGGAATGTACACCGTTTTACATTAGTTCTTTACACAATAATACTTGGAGTTGGTGCATAGATTTTAGAGAAGAGTGATTTATATTTTTCGACTAATCCCTCAACTGCTGTTGTGACAAATAGAACATGCTCTTTTTTGATTTCCGTGTCATCATTTTCAATGGTGGAATAGGGCATGAATGCCATTAAACCAATTCCATTTTCTGATGGAACAATAAGCATAGGTTCTTTAATTATCCATCCAGTGTCTGTTTCAGTTGCTTCACAAAGGATTTCTTCGTGACTTAGTAATCTTAGTATTTTTATCATAATTTAATTTTAAAGGTTAATTCATAAAAAAAGGGAAGATTGCTCTTCCCTTCGAGGTAGTATTTTATCTATCTATAAATTGGTTTTATTTAGATTCGGTTAAGAACTGTGCTTTACCAATAGGGATAGATTTGGGTTGCATTTCTTCAGGAACAATAACATCTAAGGTAATAATTAAAATACCATCAATAATATCAGCCTCCGATACTTCAACATAGTCGGAAAGTCTGAATTTCTTATTAAATTTCTTAGTAGAGATACCTCGGTGGATATATTCAAACGATTCATCATTTGATTTATCTGAATCGCCAGAGATAGTGAGGGTACGATCTTCAACAGATATAGACAGTTCGTCTTGATTAAATCCTGCAACAGCAAGTTCAATCTTATATTTTGTTTCAGATATCTTTTTAAGATTATGTGGTGGGTAATGATTTTCGGAACTTCTTGTAATTGCTTGCATATCTGATAAAAGACTATCCAAACCAACAAAAGATGAACGTGGGAACATTGTGTTTAATTGTGTCATAAAATGACCTCCTAGTATTAAGCAAGGGTTATAGTAAAATGAATCCAGACAATCTGCGATTCAAGTTTATTTATATCAGATTAATTTCTTAGTAAAATATCAACTATTATCGATCCAACAGTATCATGATAATGTGGGTTATGTCGTCTATGATAATTTCTATGATAATTTCCATTATAATTATACCTCACAACATGTCTATGATTATGATGATTATTATGTTGCTTTCGTATCAAATATTCATTCCAATTTTTATTAACCATATATTGACTTTCAGTGTAATGTTCATGGTGTGCTAGAACATTAGTAGAAAATATCAACATAAGTATTGTAAGTGTTTTCATCATATAGCCTCCAAATAAATTCTATTACAAGTTAAATCAAACATACTTCGAGTTTTCATGACCCATTTACTGGCATCATGGCCGTTACAAAAGTATGCCTGACAAACCCCATTAATAAAAACTTTATATCTAAATTTCATCATGATTAACAAGAAAATGAAAAGGATGATATTGTATTCAATTTATATCCTCGTTCTTTAAGATATGTAACACATTTACGTTTTGCATTTTTTAAAGTATAATCAGAGAAGTATACCTTCTCATCTTCTGGAAGGTATACTTTAAACGTTATTACACCGTTCTCATCAATCTTTTCTGCATTTACTAATTTCATAATATATTTCCTGTATTTCTCAAAAGTAAGACTAA